TTACGGTTGCTGGCGAACCGGCCGCGTTAGGGTGAGCTGTTGCGGCAAGAATCCGGCTTGTTGATAAAATTGCTGAGCTTGGGTGTTGGCGGCCAGCACATTGAGCTGAACGAATTCACAAGCATGCGCTTTAGCCCAATCGTCTACTGCCGTCAGCAACGCTTGAGCGCGTCCTTGATGGCGATAAGCTGGTTGGACGTATAAGTCGACACACAAAGCAAAACGATGGAAGACCGCTTCTAATTCCACTCCCGTCGTCGCTGCTAGCACTAAGGCAAAGCCGACGATGCGGGATTGATCAGTGGTGATGAAGATGTCGCTTTGCGGATCGATGAGATAATCGTAAAAGTCTGCGGCATTATCTTGATGTAACGGTTGGATCACAGTTGGCGCCAGCGCGGACATTTCACCCGTCAACTGGCGGTATAAGGCGGCGATTTCAGGTGCTTGATTAGGTGTTGCAGGCTGGATCAACATTTGGCCACTTCCTTTTGTCATATATAAGCTAATTGTAGCAGTAAAATTAAGAAAAGCGATTGACTTTGATTCCTGATGCCTGTATAGTATTTCTTGTGCTTGATTGAGATATGCGGGTATGGCGGAATTGGTAGACGCGCAAGATTAAGGATCTTGTGGGCGTTTTAGCCCGTGGAAGTTCGAGTCTTCTTACCCGCAGCGGTTTATCAGGATTTACAATTGAAACCACTTGGTTAAAATGTGACTAATGTCGCATTTGCCAAGTGGTTTCTTTTTGCGTTTTCTATCTGGTACAATCCTGTTCAATCCAAAATACGGTACAACGGCGGTACAAGAAAAAATGTACCGCCGTTTATAATCATATTCTCATTTATCCGGTGTGAGCGGGTCTTGCAGGCTCTTTATCAAGGCGAGCGCGCCTTCTTTAGTAGGGCGCGTGTAGCTTGCTGTCATCTTGATGTCGCTATGGCCAAGCCAGTGCATGACTGTGGATTCAGCTGCCCCATTCTGCATCGCCTGGGTAGCGAAATAGTGACGGAACATGTGGGGGCGTGCGGTGATCCCAGTTTTTAGACTGATCACCTTAAAAATCTGTTCGTTGATGTATGAAATGTATTGTGGCGTGCCCTTGTCGGTCAAATATAGAAACGTTTCGGGGTTGGGGATACGGGCGTTGTCGGTGCATCGTTTTTTGCATTCCTCAATGGCATCGTCAATCAGTGATACGAGGGTGGGGGTGACGGCGTAGTTCGTGCGATAGGCTGCATCACTCTTTAACGCGCCGCCCGTGCGATCGCCGGCGGTTCTGGCCTTGTAGTAGTTGATTTCATAGTATGGTTGATCGTTTGGCCCAATCTCGCGGGTGAACGATTTAAGCTGTAGTCCGAGCACTTCTTCACGTCGAGAGCCAAGAGTTAGCAACATGACCATGCAAAAATCGTATCGCGATAGGTCTTGCTCAGCAGTTGTCATCCATGTTTTGAAATCGTCGTGGGTGATATTTACATCACGCGGTGCTGTGCCGCCTTTTATCGACGCGGCCTTGAGGCGGTTCTTATCGACGATGTCTAAGTGCTCAGCATCGTTCATGATCTGTTGCATAAGCGAGTTGGCAGACTTGATCGTGTTATGTGAGTAACCATCGATCACCAGCTTATTGATAAACGCTTGATAGTCCGAACGCGATATGTCGATCAAACGCCGGTCGCCAAACGCATCTTTTAAGCGCAAATTGTATAGATATGTTTTGCCCTTGGCCGTTGATTCACGCCAGCGTCCCGTTTCAAGGCAACGTTTCTTCATTGATTCGAATTGCTTAGTAAGCGTGACGGCACGATGAGTAATCGGGCCAAGATGCCCGCCGGCGAGAGTAGACTCAAAATCTTTTAAGGCGCGATCGGCGTCATGCCAATTGGTAAAACCGCTGGGGTGGAATTCGTCGCGCTTACCGTCCGCGTTTTTAAATCCACGCCGTACCCCGTAGCGTTTTCCTTTTTGTGTATCGTAGCTAAAAAGTCCCACATGGCGGGGAACTGGGGTCCATTTTCTCATGTTGATTGTCCTTTCTTGTGTAGTTTTTAGATAAAAGTACACAAACGTATGTTCTTTTCGACTGTGAAATAAAAGCCCCGAAACGGGGCTTCATCAACTTATTTCATATTTGATTGAGTTTTTCCGGTGAGCGCACTATTGTCGAATGTTACGTTGAAGTTTGCGCCAAGATCGCCCTTAACACCAGATGTATAGCCAGCGACGATCGTGGTTGTGCCGCCGATTAGAGTCTCATCGTAGTAGTCTGGCTGCCCATATTTGGCGGTGAAGTCGGCATATTTCATACCGTTTTGCCAGCTATTAAAAGCGGCCAGGTCGATTTTCTGTTTGCGTGAAAGTTTGAACCCAGTCAGATTCTTCGCAAAAGCTTTCCCATCTGTAAACGAGACAATGACGCTGGCTCCGAAACCGCCATCAACATTAGTCCAAGTGACAAGATCAGTTTTAACTCCGTTTGTGGTACTGCTTGAGGTAGAAGATGGGTTACCAAACTTGGCCTTTAAATCATCTAATTTGGCACCACCATTGCCGTTTTGCATCAAATCACCCAGAGTAATGCTGTCAAAGTCTGCACGAGTAATCTTGCCGCTGTCCTTTTTTGATGTACTTGAAGATGATTTATCCGTCTTGCTAACTGAGGTTTTTTCCGTGGATTCGCTGCTTGATTTGCCCTTATTGTTGAGGCCACCGCCAATCGCTGCTACCACAATAATAACTAATATCCAGAACCAAACCCGCTTATAAAATGGCTTCTTCACTTTGACAGTGTAAGTTTTACCGTCTTCGCCCGTAATCTTTTTCTTTGCCATGGTAATTCCCCCTAAACCCCAAGCTTTTAACGTCGATCCGGACTGGACGTACATTAGATATTTTCGCTAGTGTCGTAAATATATTTCCCCAAAATCTTAAAGTCCTGCTCACCGATTTTTGGGAAGATGTAAGGCTTGAAACTATCGTCCCAGCTTTCAGGCTCAAACATGACCGCTATCGACGTTTCTTTGTATCGTTTTACCGTTGCATCTTCGTGGTCGATCATGACCGCTACGATGTCACCGGATTCCGGCTGAATGCCCTTGCAGAAGACAGCCGTGTGCCCGTTGATGATTTTGCGGTTCATGCTTTCACCACGAACCTTGAGAGCGAACAAGTTGTCGTAGCCATATCGCTCGACGACGTCCTTTTTGACGTCAAGCTGGCCAATTACGTTCTGCTCGGCCAGCGTCACCACACCTGCCTGAATCTCGCCGTAAACGGGAATCTGGACGGTTTCAGTGGCTGTGACCGGCACGGCGTTAGGTGGCAGGTCGTCAAGGCCTAATAAGAAATCGGTTGTCACGCCAAATAACGCGGCTAGTTTAATAGTGTCCTCGCTACTAACGGCTCGCTTACCATTTTCCCACATAGTTACTGTGCTTTGACTAACGGACATCTTATCCGAGAGCATGGCTTGAGTCCACGAGCGCTTTTTTCTAAGCTCGGCAATGCGCTTGCCAATTGTCATGTGCGTCGCCTCCAATATCATTGTAAATATTACTAAGGGTGGGAGCAAATTATTTTAAGTATTATTGCTAAAAGTGTTGCATATTACTTAGAGTGTGTTATGATTAATACATCAAGTAAAGAGGTGATGATGTTGAGCTTAAAAGATGTACGCGAAAAGCGTGGATATACTCAACCCGAACTTGCTGAAAAGGTTGGCGTATCGCAATCCCTTATCTCTCAAATGGAACAGGGGAAGAAGAACGGGTCGGTTTCAACGAATATGAAGCTGGCGACGTTTCTCGGTGTAAGCGTTGAGGCTATTTTGCACGCCTCTGAATTTACACAGAGTAATAATCAAGAACAGGAGGCAACCAAATGAATGAGCTAATCAAGGTAGTCGAGAATGGGCAACACCAGCAAGTGGTATCAGCACGTGAACTTCATGCAGGTCTTGAAGTCAAAACTCGATTCAGTCTTTGGACTAAGCAGAACTTTGGCGGATTCAGTGAAGGCACTGATTTTACAAGCGTAGTTACGACTACGGTTGTTAACAACGGTGGTAAACGTGAGCTTCAAGATTATGCCATCACAATTGATATGGCGAAGAACTTGGCACTCATGAGCAAGACACCACGAGGTGCGATGTATCGAGCGTATCTGATCGAGGTGGAGAACAAGTGGAATGATCCGGCAGAGGTGATCCGCCGTGGCTATGCGCTGTTACTCGATGAGAACAAGCAACTCAAGGTAGAGAACGCCAAGATGGCGCCAAAAGTTGAATATTTCGATAAGCAGATGCACAACCCCGGCCTGATGACCACCACGGTGATCGCCAAGCGTTTTGGTAAGTCGGCAATCTGGTTAAACCGGTGGCTTTCATCTAATGGCCTGATTTATCGGCAAGGTAACAACTGGGTAGTTCGTCAAAAGTTTGCAGCTGAAGGTTATGCAGGTTACGAGAACTGGTCAGACGCTGATAACAGTCATGTCGTTCCACTACTCAAGTGGACACAGAAGGGCCAGAAATTCATCTACGACTGCCTGATTAAGGAAGGCGTCCAGCCAGTGATGGTCACGATGCGACTGGAAGGTAAGGAGGCAACCAAATGACGATTGATCAAATTACAAAGATTGCTGAAGCGCTTGGCGGCCTGACGCAATCCGAATGGGCGGAAGTACAACGAATTATTGAGCATCTCTACCACCCTGTGAAAAAGGCACTGACCTCCGAAGAAATCAGCGCCTCGCTCATTAAAGCTAAACGGTGGCTTTAGTATTCCACCACTTGCAATTGACTGGGGCTAACGCGATATTCGCGACCGTCATATGCAATGTGCACGAACGGATAATCATCAAGCCTATCTGGTAGTGAAACCGAGCGAATGGAATCTAGCTGTCCACCCTCTTTGACCCACGTCACTGGGTCGGTTTGAGAGTTCATGGACACTATAGATTCTTGTGGAATCTCAGTCCAGCCCTGCGGAGCAAGGTTGGCATATAAATGAACTGACACTACAATCACCTCCTTTCCGAGGTGATTATCTCATATTTCAAAGGACAGGGAGGTGATCAAAAATGACTGACGAACTAAAACGCGAGCAGGTGGACTCATGGTCAAAGCGTAAACAACTCGACTTCATCATCGAATGGAGCGGGCGCAGTGCTCAAGCCGTCAACGCTATGTCTGTGTTGATGGACGCCGAAACCGTCGTTGATTGGGTGATGGATGTGGCAGAAGACTTTCAAGGATCACTTGCTGATTAAATTGTACCGCCTGAATTTTGGGATGTTCTTGTAATCTGTACACGCCTCAATGAGAGGGGGTGAACAAAATGGCAGAAGTAAACATTAAGGTCGCAATGAAGCAAGCAATTGCACGAAGCGGTCGGCAAAACAAAGAACTTGCCAGGGCAATTGGGATATCACCGCAAGGCTTATCGAACTACGTTAACGACCCCAACCGCGACGTTCCTGTTGATCTGGTTGGCCGATTAGCTCGTGAACTTGGCGACTTGCAATTTAAATATGAAGTCGGAGACTGGTGGCTCGACTTAGGTCTAGCAATTACCGGCACTACTGTAATACCCATACCGATTGCGCTCAAGGAAGATATGGACGATGAGCAAGACGACCGTGAACAGCTCGACCGTCAAGCGAAACGTGTATTGCGAAAGCTTCCTGAAGCGTGGTCGAAAGACGATTTTGATTTCATCATCAGATACCGCAAAGAATTCAACGAAGAAATCTCATCCGAGCATCTAATGCTTGACGCATTGGACGATTGGATCAAGCGCGCAGAAATCGCATTACAGGAGGTGAATTAAATGGACTTTCACGCTGATTTAGGCGATAGCAATGCCTTTACTCAACTACTGGCAAAAGCATTGATGACATTCATCAAGCCGCTATTGCCGAAGCTGATTGAGGCCGCAATTGATGACTATTTGCCCCAAAAGGCACTCACAGCGGAACAGCTCAAGAAAGTATTGAACATCAAGAGCGACCGGCGGCTTCACGAGATTATTGACCGCCCAGACTTTCCGAAGATCCCATGTGGGTCACAATATCGCTACTGGCCGCGAGCGGTTGACCAGTATCTCACTACACACAATCTAGGAATGGAGATGTCAGCATGATTGGAATTGGACAACTTACCGCAGGCTTTTGCGGAATCGTGATCGGCGGCTGGGCTTTCGTAAGCCGTAAGTCGATCGGTCAAAAGATGGACCACTTCATCGTGTCCCGTCCAAAACTAGCTGAGTGGCTTGGCGGTTGGGACGAGGACGCAAAAAAAGCCCCAGCGGGCGCAACCGCAGGGACTGAAAATCTTATCAACAATAATATTTACCCATCCATTGTATCAAATCGGATGGGAATCCGAAAGGTGGAAACGAAATGATGGACATGTTTACTCCGATTTTATCCAAGCAAGAGGGCCCAATCGCATACGACTGGCACAATGGCGAGGTTTACCCCGGTGATGATATTTACACGCTAGCCGATGGAACAATCGTCCCAGCCGACACCGACGAGATGAAAGCTTATCTCAAGTATCGCATCCGCAAATTCGGCATGAAGAAGTGGGTTCGCGATGATCTCGGCGAGGGAGATGTAACTGATTTTATTATCTCATTGCTTGATCAGCCGCTATCGCTCGAAGAAGTGTTTGAAAGTTACTATGATGCCAGTCGTTCAAACGCCGGGGAGGACTTCTAATGACAAATGATCTCATGGTACCGGAAGACCTCACCTACAAGGTTGATTACGTGCCCGCCAAGATTGATTTTCTCTATTTTGATGAAATGAAGTCAAACGTGCTAGGCTACACCGATCGCTTTAAAAATATTGTCGTATCACCAGAAACAGTTGACGACGCCAAAAAGGTCAAGGCCAACCTCAATAAACTTAAGAAGCAAGTAGATGAGCGACGTAAAGAAATTCACCGCGGTTATGAAGCACCTTATAAGGACTTCGAGGTCAAGGTCAAGGAAATCACGAGCATCATTGATGCCGCCATCGTTCCGATTGATGGCGCCGTGAAGGAATTGGATGCAATCGAGCAATCCAAGCGTGAATCACTGCTGATTACGTATATTACTGACCTGGCACCGAATTATGGTCTTAATATTGACGACTATGAAATTAAGCCATCTTGGAGCAACAAGAGCATGTGGACGAAGTCTAACAAGCCAAATGCCCAGCTTATGCGTGAAATTGGTCAAATGGGTCTAGACATCAACACTCATAGGGAACGGATCGCCAGCGATAAGTCGGCAGTTGAAGCCTACGCGACGGCTAATGGCCTTGATGCTTCCGGTTGGGTCGCCCAAATTGATCAAGGCGCGACGTTCGCTCAATTACGTGGTCGTATCGACGATGAGCTTATGCGTCGCAAAAAAGAAGCTGATGCCGCTAAAAAGCGCGCTGAGGCACAGGCGGCAATTGATGCCATGCACCAACAGCAAACGGCGCAGGGAACGGTTGACATTGATACTGGTGAGTTAACCGCACCAGTTGCGCCACAACCTGCACCACAAGTAGAACAGCAAACCATTCAGCAAGCTACTGCACAACCCACAGACAGCCACGTCTATCGGCAAGCGTTTTGGGTTGAAGGCACTAAGGAACAACTTTGGTGGCTTGCCAATCAGATGAATGCGAACGGCATCAAATATCAAGGCATTAAGAAAGGGGAATACTGATCATGCAAGAACTACAAAATTACGCACCTCAAGAGCCATCTACTGCTATCAGTCTGATTATGGGTATTGATCCTCAACGGATGGCCGGAGAGCTTAGCTCAATTGCTAATTTTCAAGCCTTAATTAATTCGAACCTCAAAAAGGATCACGACTTTGGCACTATCCCCGGAACTAACAAGCCGACACTGCTTAAACCCGGTGCTGAAAAGATTCTCATGTTGATGGGCTTACAAAGTCAATATGAAGTAGTTGACAAAGTCGAAAACTGGGACGGCGGGTTCTTCGCCTACACTGTTCGCGCAACCTTGGTACATGACGGTCAAGTGATCACACAAGGAATGGGCGCAGCTAACACCAAAGAAACACGATATCAGCTTAAAGAGTGGAGCGAAACTGCTAAGAAAAAAGTTTGGGATGGCACGACCTATCAAGACCCGTTCACGCTTCAAAACACTGTTCTCAAGATGGCAAAAAAACGTGCTCAAGTTGATGCTACTCTGACCGTCGCTTCCCTATCCGACGTCTTTACCCAAGACACCGAGGATATGAAAGACTTTCTCCAGTCTGAACAACAGCATACAGCAACTACCGGTGACGTTAGCGACATCAAGATCACATTTGGTAAGCATAAAGGTGAAACAATCGGTCAAATCGGTAGTACTAAAGATGGCTACGAGTACCTTGAATGGCTCTCTAAAAATGCCCGTCAGGCCGATATGAAAGCCGCTGTTAACAATTATCTTAGCAAACCAGCCAACGGCCAGCAGACGCCATCACAGTCCCAACAAGGCCAGCAACAGGCGCCGGCTAACCAACAACAGGCACCTCAGCCACGATACCCACAGTCGCCCGTCGATGATGCACCGAACACTCAATCGCAGGCGGGGGCTCCATGGCCAACTGATGACGACATTCCCGACCTGCCGTTCTAGTGGAGTGATCGCATGACAAACATTAGGGCAAGTAGTTAGGGGGTGAAGTCGTGGCTCGGCCAATTAAGAAAGGTTTAGATTATTACCCGCGCGATGTTGATTGGATTCGACAGCTACCGGTTAGAAAAATTATGCGTGCCAATGGGCCGGCTTCGGCAGCCGTGTTGGATTGCGCAGATGGCTATATTTACGGAGAACAAGGTTACTTCATGAGATACGACGAAGACGCTCGGTTTTTGATTGCTGACGATGTTGGGGTCAAAGAACTGTTCGTTGACGAAGTAGTGAACAAGGCTGTTCAGGTTGGGTATTACGACGCTGGTATGTTTACTGGGCATAATATTCTGACGAGCGAGGACATCCAAAAACGCTACAAGTCTGCCGCATCACAAAAGAAGGACAACTCGATTCTCGCAGAGTACAGCTTAAACCAAGATGAATCCAAGCCTGATAACCCCGTTTCCAAGCATGGAAACCCCACCCAAGGTGTAGTTAATACAGGTGATAATCCACAAAGTAAAGTAAAGAAAAGTAAAGTAAATAAAAGTAAAACAAACACTACCCTTAGTCCCTCCGAGGAGTTTGGTGTGGAGATCTGGACGGCCTACCCAAGGTCAAACCGCAATGGCAACTATCAGCAGGCACAAGAATCATACGTGCAGGCTATTGTCACGGGTGAAACGACTAAGGAGCAAGTACTAGCCAAGATCGACGAGTACAAGGCCTATATCGATTTGAATCACATTCAGAGCGGCTTTATCAAGTCCGCCGGTAATTGGTTTACTGGTCACTTATGGCAGAGCGAATGGGATACCACAACGCCTGCTCGCAAGCCTGACAATAATGCTGATTCTAACCCCGCATACCAAAACACAACCGACTGGGGACAAGGTGGCAAAGTTGAAATGTAAGGGGGTTAGGACATGCCATTACAAACGTTAGACAAGGCCATGGAAGACATGATCCGCAAATTTTTCGAGGGCTGTGGTACTTGTCCCAACTGCGGTGGGATGCTCACGCGGCCTAAGGTTTTGAGCAAGGTCACTGGTGAAAAAATGGCTGGTGCTTGTATCGCTTGCGGGTATAAACAGCCACCGACCGAGGGTGAAGCGCGCAAGAAGATGACACCAGCCGAGATGACGCTCAAAGCGCATCGTGTGACGGTTTCAAACTTCTACACGACCCGCAGCATTTTCGGTAGTGACACCGTGATGGCAAAGACTTTTGATAATTTCAACGTCACGACCAAACAGCAAAAAGAACTCATGGCGTATGGCGTGCAAATTGTCAATCAGCTGGTACGCGGTGACGTTGTTCACGGCTACTTAGGCGGTAACACAGGCGTTGGGAAGACCCACTTAGCCAATGGCATCGCATTAGCCTACATGGAGGAATCATACTGGACGCGCAAAGCGCTGTTCGTTGACTGGCGCGAATTTCTTGACCAGATGAAAGACGGGTTCGGCGATGATCGCCGAGATGTTCGTGAGCGCGTTGCCGACACCATGAAAGAGTTTCAACGTGCCGATTTGGTGATCTTGGACGACTTCGGAAGTGAGCGCGATACGCAGTCAAAATTCAGCCGTGACATTGCCGATCGTTTCTGGCGTACACGAGAAGACAAGTCGGTGATCATGACCAGCAATCTGCTCGTGTCGGAGATTCACAAACGCTACGGTGATCGCACATATAGCCGTATTGCCAAGTTTTCTCAAGGCAACGGTATGGCCGTGTCAGAAGCCGTTAAAGATTATCGGAGGGGTGCTTAATGCCAGAACCAACAAATGCACAAGAACAGCGTTGGGCGCGTGTTTTGAGCTACCTCATGTGGATGCACGCCAGTTGGCAATCGCCAACAGTCCGCGAGATTGGGGCGTACATGGGCTGGAGTTCTACCAGCACCACGTTTAGTCACCTCACGGCGATGCTCGAACACGATTTAATCGCCCATATCCCGGAAAGCCCACGCACCTATCGCGTGACTGATAAGGGCTTGGAGCTGTTGAACAAAAACGGAGGAATCAAAATTGATAGACAAGCGTGAGCGCTGTGCACTAGCACTTAAAGCATTTAAGCAACACACCGGAATGAGCCAGCGAAAAATGGCTAAAAAGTTTCATGTAGGCAACAGCACCATTTCTAATATTATTAACACTCGCAACGTAGTATCTGAAAAGACCATGGAAATGATCACAACACAATGTGAGCACGAGCGATATATCAATATCGACAATGCCCGCGAACGGATTCGTAACTACATCGACGATCACGCGCCACTTCCAGACGGCTCGTACACAGTCACAGACTTCGCCAGAGCCATCGGCGAGCCTGCCCGAATGATTGAGGACTTTTTGAGCGATGACGAAAAACGGATGTATAAAGTGCCGCTTCCAGCACTACATGTAAGTTGTAGCCTGCTGGGCATTAACTACACCAAGCTTATCAGTCCACTTACAGCCGCAGATTACGCGGTGACGGTATGAGAGGGTATAAGCCTATCCGAGGCGCTAGCAAGTATCATGCGCGTCAAGCCTTTGCATCTGACGGCACCAAGTGTGCTAGTCGCGCCGAGGCCCGCTATTATGATCACTTGTTATTTACACACGCTGATTTCAATTATCAGCAGCGCTTCGAGATCGTGCCGAAGTTTACATGCAACGGGAAGCGATATGCCCATCGCGTCTACACACCTGATTTTGTGATCTATGAGGACTACAAGATTACTAAGGTGGTAGACGTAAAGGGCGGCAACGCGACTATGACTGCCGATGCGCGGCTTCGCATGATGATGTTCATGCAAAAGTACGACATGCCGGTCACGATCGCAGAATACGATTCAAGGTCAGGTCTGTTCGTGGAGAAACAGGCGTAAGGAGAGCAAGTATGAAAGCATACTACCATGGCACCCAGTACCCACATGGCGAGTATCAAGTGAGTATGGCTGTATTAGACGGTGTGGTCATACAGTTGCCGGACTGGTCAAGCCATGAAGCCCTTGTGCCGTATGCGGATGTTTACATTCAAACGAGATTATTTTAGGAGGAAGCAAGCATGACAGATAAAGCGAAACTGTACGCGGTGAAGAACGATGATGACAAGTATTTGTTTGGACACCATCAATGGGGGAAGCCCGGACAAATCGTATTGACATATTCAAACATCACTGGTGCGAAGAGCGATGCCAAAACCTATGGTGGCACCGTCGTCGAACTGATAGAGAAGCCAGAACCGGTGAAGGTGAGTGAAGAGGAAGCAGCTATTCTTACCAGAGCGAAAGAAGAAAACTCATATGCGCTCTCAATCCTGCATCACTATGCAGGAGAGCATGGTGGATACCTGCTTGGCAATAAATCCTTTGAAGACCGCCTCATGCGCGCCTACGTTATCGGCTGGACGGTCGATAAGCCGAAGCGGTGGAACGTCAAGGTGCCACTCGTGCAGGCTCAAGGTGGCCTATGGTTCTTAATCAATGCTAGTGGCAAGCTGGATGCTGATTATATCCAAGATCTCGCTAAAAAGTTTTCCATGGAAGAAATCAATACATGGGGTTTACAGGACTGCGAACGGGAAGAGGTGACTGACGATGAGCAATGAGACGAAGCGGGACGTGTTCGATGCTGTTGTGAACAGTCGGTGGCGTTTTCTAGCCGGTAACACAAAAGGCGAGCCAACAGATGGTGAATGTATGATGGCATATGACGCCGCCCTGCCAGATGATCTTCCAGTGATTCCGAAAGCGGTGGGGGTATCAATCAAAGAGCAGAAAGCCAAGCAGAGTCTTGGGGGAGCACTATTTGATGCAATATTTGCCGCTAATGAATTGGGAAGGAAGAATGTTGGTCCTGTGGTCAACTGGATGGTAGACAATGATGAAACGTATGCTAACGCCTGGTTGCTAGGTGTCTGGCGCGTGAAGGAAACTGGCGAAATCGTGAAATTGAAGAAAGAAAAATGAATATGACTAAAACAAACGAATTTACACCCGCACAGATTAAAACAATTCGCGGCATTGTTCGTGACGAAATTGCTCGTCACGACCAAAAATTAAAACACGAAGAAGAACGGTATCAACAAGCGGTAGCTGAAGCGAACGCAGAAGCAGCCATGACATCGAGGGATTGGGGCGACTTAGATTGATTCATGAAACGAAGTGGGATGTTTTCAATAAATTATTAGCCGCTTACCTTAAAGACGAAGAACGTCTTGATAAACTGGTTAATGAACCAGATGAACACATTCCAGAATTAGATTTTATGTATTTTAACAAACGTTATAACGCGGCCTTGCCAGATGAGATTGCGATGATACCAGAAGCGGTGGGAGACGCTATCAAAATTCACAAAGAATACGCGCATAGTCTTTTGGATATCTTTGGAACGCTCAGCATCTATGTTGTTTCACGCACGGAGCCTGCACTGGATTATAACGCGTGAATTGTACATCACCCCGATGCCTTTACCCGTGCATGGATGGACGGCGTCTGGCGTGTGGAAGAAACAGGGGAGGTAGTCAAACTATGAACTATGAAACGAAACAAAACGTGTTCGATGACGCGGCCTTTAATATTAAGACGTCTGCTCCAGATGGTCAAAAATTTGCAGATGAACTTAGACAGCGTTATGCCGCCGCCTTGCCAGATGGACTGCCGGTGATTCCGAAAGCGGTGGGCGAATACATCAAGTGGGGGAAAACCTATGGCATCGCGATGTACATGATGTTCAGCTTCAAGTTCGTTCGAAGTCAAGAATTTAGAAAGCTCACCGATGAAGTAGAGGATTGGATTATCAGCAACAGCGACGCTTTCGCGATTGCATGGTTGCTATGTGCCTGGCGCGTCGAGGAAACAGGCGAGGTGGTGCGGCTATGAGTAAGAAAATTGACCTAAAAATTATGCCTGAATACTTTGACCCCGTAGCTCGTAGGGTTAAGACATTTGAGATTCGTAAAAATGATCGTGACTATCAGGTCGGGGACGTATTGCGGTTACGGGAGTTTGATGGCGTCAGCTACACCGGTCGGCTGGTGCGCGTGATCGTCACGTACATTACTGACTATGCACAACGCGATGGGTACGTGGTGATGAGTATTAGACGTAAGGAGACACGAGATGAGACAAATTAAGTTTCGAGCGATGCTATCGGACAAGTATTATGCTCACCCACGCATGGTGCCGTGGGACGAACTCTTGGAGAGATTTGATGCTTTGCACATCTTCGATGAATATTGTATGACGCTCATGCAGTTTACCGGCTTACTCGACAAGAATGGGCGGGAAATCTATGAAGGCGATATCGTGAAGCTGCACCAAGTGGTTTTATCACCGGACGATAAGATTGGTTGGGTTGAATACACAGCCCAGTATGGATACTCAATTCGGTTCGGCAAGCGTCGTTGCAGGCAGAGCGACTGGGCGACTGATGAAGGCGCAAATTACGAGGTCGTCGGCAATATCTTTGAAAATCCGGAGTTGCTGGAGGCGTATAAATGAGCTGGCAAGCGGTAGTGTTGATTACTTTCGGCGGTATTGTTGTTTTGGGTGTAATTGCGATTATTGCGGTATGGGCGATGTGGTCTAAAGCTTCCGACACAATCAAGCACGAGATGAAGGATGACGACGATGGCAATGAGACGAAAGATGGAAGGAATGTCTAAAGATGATTAATAGCGTATCACTGACGGGTCGCTTGACCAGAGACATAGAACTCAAGTACACGCAAAGCGGCACCGCGGTAGGATCATTCACAATTGCCGTTGATCGCCAATTCACTAACGCTCAAGGGCAGCGCGAAACTGACTTCGTGAACTGTGTGATCTGGCGCAAGAGTGCGGAGAATTTTAGCAACTTTACGCGTAAGGGGTCGATGATCGGCGTGATGGGTCACTTACAAGTCCGCAACTACGAAAACAAGCAAGGCCAGCGCGTATACGTTACCGAGGTGGTGGTCGATAACTTCGCGTTGCTGGAGAGTAAGGCGGATACACAAGCGCACGCCGCAGAGGGCACACAAGCGCCTACACAGGCGGTGCAAAACTACGGCGGACAATCTACGGTGCAAAGCACCAACACGCCACAGAGCCCGCAGACAGCGCCCACAACCGACCAGTTCGCTGGTAATGGCGAGGCAATCGACATCAGCGATGATGATCTACCGTTCTAAGTATAAAAAAAGCGCACCATTGCTGGTCCGCCCGTACTTGCTTCTGACAAAATCAAGTATAGCACAGGGGGCGCTAATCGTGGGGCGGATTGTACAAAGCTATTTTCGGCGGTTGGACCGTGAGGCGACTGCTAAGAACGCAGAACTAGTACTGGGCGATTATCGGCATCGGCATCAGAAAGCACGTCGAACAGAAGTCGCGGGGCTCAAGTCCCCGAGCATGGATGGTATGCCGCGCACAGAATCAATTGAAAACTTGGTAGAAGGCAAGATTATAAACCATCTAAGCGATCAAGAATTCGCAACCAAAGTCATTTTGGCAATCGAATGTATTGATGATGATGAACAGCGCCACTTATTGAAACTGCTATATATTGGCGCGCCGTTGTCCGTTGAGGCAATCCAAGTACGGTTAAGCATGAGTGCGAAAACCTATTATCGCGTAAAGGAAGACGCACTTAATGCCTTTGCTGAGGTTTGGCCACCGGCACCAAGCGAGTTACTGGTTTATTTGACACAAAATGGGCATTAATCGGCACAAAAACGCCATTCATTGGGCATTTAAACCGGTTTATTATGTTATTGTGCCAATCAACGAGAACGGCAGATGCGAAGTGGTTGAGGAAACTTGATTGCCTTCCAACGGTCGGCAGTTGGCGACAAGCTGCTACCGATCATAGCGCGAGCACGCGGCGCTTGCTACATCAAAACTATTAAGTTAGAAGGTGCAGCCTCCTCTTGATTTCTCATAGCGTGCAAAGAGTTTTATTCTAACGTGGCTCGGAAAACCCCGTTAGCCAATTTAATATTGCGGTGTGACACCATCGCTAGGCCGTCTTAGGTGAGGCGGCTATTTATTTGTATTCAAATGGGGCGATCCCGTGAAGATGATAAAAACTAGCTGCGGATATATGACCGCCCAAGAGTGGGCGATGATCTGTCGTGTTAGTAAACAAGAAGAACATCAAAAGAAAAAGGTCGAAAAGAATTCTGATCGGCATGGAGGTGTGGTGATATGTGATGAAACTAAGCAAACGGCAGAAAGCATTCGCTGATGCCTATCTAACCAACGGAGGCAACGCTACAGAGGCTGCGAGAGCCGCTGGATATTCGCCGCACAACATTGGGGCTAACGCAGCGAAAACCCTAAAAAACCCTAAAATTCAAGCCTACATGAAACGGCGACTGCAACCGATTGAACGCAAGGCTGATCTCGATGTTGATAAGGCAATTATCCACTTGCTTGATATTGGCATGGGTCGTGAGATTACTGCCAGAAGCTCGACATACGATAACATTAAAAAGATGATGCTAGAAGACACGACAATGAAATATGCGCCAGGACCTAAACAGCAGGTTGAAGCACTTGAATTGTATTTGAAGTATAAGGGTATGCTCAGGAACTCAAGCAAGGAACTAGAAGATCAGCAGATTGCCAAAACTAAGGCAGATGTTCGCAAGTCCAAAGCTGAGGCTGACATCATGGAAGCCAAGGCTAAACGCGAAAATAACGGAGATGGCACAGATGCTGTTAACGTTAACATTGTCATGCCAAACAGCAAAGAGGAGCAGAAAGATAATGAGTGACATTACAATCGATATACCTAGAATCGTTTCGCCTGCTTATTATCCGATGTTCACTAGCCATGCACGCTATCTCTCATACAAAGGCAGTCGTGGATCTGGCAAGTCTGTGGCAGCTGCTCGTAAGGTGATTGTAGATATTCTTTCTCATTCTTACGTCAACTGGCTGGTCATACGACAATATTTCGGGACACACAAAGATTCTACATTCGCAGCTTTAAAAAAAGCCGCAAGCGATCTTGGAGTATATGATCTTTTTAAATTCACGGTGTCACCGCTTGAGGTAACATATAAGCCTACTGGTCAAAAGATATTTTTTAGAGGAATGGACGATGCACTCAAGATAACTTCAATCACGACTGATGTTGGTGTGATTTGTCGTGAATGGATCGAAGAGGCTTTTGAGTTAAAGTCAAAATCGGCTTTTGAAACTGTTGAAGAGTCCTTGCGTGGAATTCTTCCTGATCCTCAAGGGTTCTATCAGACCGTGATCACATTCAACCCGTGGAGCGACAGAAGTTGGCTTAAGAGTGAGTTCTTCGATGAAGATACGCGGAGACCCCACACGCACAGTTTCACTACCACATACACGGACAATCCGTGGTTAAATGATGATTACATCGCAAGCTTGAAAGATATGATCAAGCGCAATCCTAATCGTGCTCGTGTTGCCGTGTATGGCGACTGGGGTATTGCAGAAGGGCTTGTGTTCGATGGACTGTTTGAACAGCGTGACTTCAATTGGGACGACATAGCCGCACTACCAAAGAGTGTTGGCCTTGACTTTGGGTTCAAGCATGATCCAACAGCGGGTGAATTCATTGCTGTGGATAAGCAGAACCGTGTTGTATATATCTACGATGAGTTCTACAAACAGGGAATGCTGACGCAGCAGATTGCTGAGGCTATTGGGCAGCACAAAGGCTACGGATTGCAGATAACGGCTGACAGTGCCGAGCAGAGGCTAATATCAGAGCTGTCAGGTGTATATGGCGTGCCAAACATCATAGGCGCTGGCAAAGGCAAAGATAGCGTATCACAAGGCATTCAGTACATGCAGTCTTATCATTTTGTGGTTCATCCGCGTGTTAAAGGACTGCTGGAAGAATTCAATACCTACGTTTATTCAAAAGACAAATTCGACAACTGGACTAACACGCCAGTCGATGCGAATAACCACGCGATTGACGCCCTCCGCTATGCCCTTGAGCCGTTCATGTTCAGAACAGCAGGACATTACATGAGCAACCAAGAACGTATTCAGACAATCAAAAATCTAGGACTGAGGTGACATGATGGATCAATTTGAAGAATCAAACTTACTGTATCAAGAAGACATTACGAACCTCACTCCGGATCGGATTATGAAGTTCATTTTCCACCACCATGAATATCAGTTGCCACGGCTGAAAAAGCTTGACCGATATTACAAGGGCCAGAATGAGGGTATTCTACAGCCACAGTCACGGCGCATTGAATCTGGCAAGTCAGACCATCGAGCCGTTCATTCATTCGGCAAGTACATTGCTGATTTCCAAACCGCGTATTCCGTTGGTAATCCGGTTAATATAAAGCTTGACGATGATGATAAGCGGCTTGATCAGATTACACGAGTGAACGATCTGGACGCACTGAACTATGATCTGTTCCTCGATATGACGCGCTATGGACGTGCATACGAGTATGTTTACTACGGCAGTGACTCAATCGAGCATTGCGTACGTTTAGATCCGCTTGACACGTTCGTCATCTACTCGCTTGATGTTGATCCGCAACCAATCATGGCTGTTCGCTATCATTCGGTAGAGTTAGTTGACGAGAACAACAAGACAATCATCGACATCATCCCTGAAACGTGGACAGCAACGGAGCATGACGTGTACAAGCCGACTACGGTTGGCGGAGCAATGTATTTAGACCACAGCGACATTATCCGTGTATTCCCCGTTGTTGAGTATGACAACAACCGGTTCCGCACTGGTGACTTCGAACACGTAATCTCACTGATTGACCTTTACGATTCAGCACAGTCTGACACTGCTAATTACATGACCGACCTGAATGACGCGCTGCTGGTCATTAGTGGTGATATTGATGCGCTATTCAACGGCAGTACGCTTATGAGCGGTGTCGACCCTAACGACCCTGACGCGATGAAAAAGCTCGCACAAGACAAACTAGAGCTTATCAAGGAACAGAAAGACGCCAACATGCTGCTGCTTAAATCTCGAATGACAGCAACCGGTCAACAGACTAGCGTTGACGCAAAATATATCAACAAAGAGTATGACGTTAGTGGCACTGAGGCATATAAGAAACGTGTAGCGGAGGACATTCACAAGTTCAGCCACACACCAGACCTGACCGACAGCAACTTTGCAGCCAATGTGTCCGGCGTTGCCATGAAGTACAAGCTGCTTGGCACTGTCGAGTTAGCGGCAATCAAGCGGAGAATGTTTGAGAAGTCGTTGTATCAGCGCTATTCAATTATTGCGGATCTTGATAGCAGTGTGTCAGGCGGCATGAAGACAGACCCTAATACGATTAAATTCACTTTCCGCGACAACTTGCCAACAGACGACATTACGCAGATTCAAGCACTTGTTGCTGCTGGTGCGACACTGCCACAAGAGTATCTATACAGATTTGCGCCAGGCGTTACTAATCCACAAGAAATCACGGACATGATTGCCAAGCAACGAACAGACAGCGATTATAGCGAGGATTTGACGAACAATGACGAAGACACCGAAGGAACGGATCAAGGCGTTCGCGGACAAGCAGGACAAGCAACACCGCCAGATAGCAAGTGATGTTGCCAAGTACACGGCAGCGTTCATGGCGTTTTGGTACGCGTTCAATGAGAAACACGAAGACTACACACACGCTGATGATTCACGTTACTACGATCCAGAATTGAAAGAACACCTTGATCGAGATGCACAGTCAGCAGGCGTTAAGCAGAAGTCAGTTGCCAATAACGATGAGTTGCTGTCATATGCCGCCTACGTGTACTCAACATCCGTGGCTATTTCGGTAGTTCGATACATTGGATCATCGCTAGGCAGTCTAGTTGAGGGAACGGCCAAGCTTGGATCATCGATATACGGCAAGACAATCAAGCCTGACCTATCCATCGTGGATAAGATGTTTGACGGTGTGACATGGAGCGACCGTATCTGGTCGAATCAAGACGCTTTGCGCAATGATCTGGTCAAGATGATGAAGAACGCGCTGTTGACACACAGCAATCCAATCACGCAAAGCCCAGCACTTCGCAAGAAGTTTGGCGTCATGAAATATCAATCGGATCGCATCATCAGAACCGAGAGTGATCGCGTCATGGCTCATCAAAGCATTGTGAATGCGCGTGAGGCTGGCTACAAGAAAGTTACTTGGGTTATCAATTCGGGAGCGTGCGACATCTGCTTACAACATAGCGGAGAGGTTTATACACTGAAACAAGCCGATGGAATGATTCCGGCTCACCCCAACTGCCTTTGTTCGTGGGCCGCTTATGATTCAGGCGATGAAGTAGACTAATAATTCTGTGACCTGAGCAAGTCCCTAAACTGCTCAAAAATAATAGCGTGAAGTGATAGACGTGTGATCGTTGCTGGGCTAAAAGGCGTGGCTGGGATCGTTAAGCACGTCTATTCGTTTTGGGCTAAACAGGAGGAACCATCATGGCAGAAGAAACACAAACTCAGGAAGAAGTCGAAACAACCGAAACGACTACTCAGGCACCGACCACGTACACGCAGGCCCAGCTGGATAGTGAGGCCGATAAGCGTGCAGCTAAGGCTCTTGAAACAGCTAAGGCCAAATGGCAAGCGGAACAGGCTAAGGCACTTGAGGACGCAAAGAGCGAAGGTGCTCGGCTGGCTAAGATGTCGGCCGATGAGAAAGCACAAGAACTGGAGAAACAACGTCAAGCGGCATTAGATAAGCGTGAGGCTGAACTCAATCAGCGTGAATTATCAACAAGCACGAAGTCGCTGTTAGTCGATAAAGGACTGCCAACTAATTTTGCCGGTTCTCTGGTTGCGTTGGGTGACGCTGACAAGATTAAGGATGCTGTTGAAAATATTCAAAAGACAATTCAGGAAACGGTCAACAAGCAGGTGGAAGCCAAGTTGCAAACCGACCCACCTAAGAATGGTGCTTCTGCCATTGATGGTGCTGACGATCCATTCAAGAAAATCATGGCACAATACAAAAAATAGGAGGTAGCTAATCATGGCTACAGAAAACAACAATTTACCAGTACGTCTCTATCAGAAACAGTTTATCGGTTTGATTCAAACCGTGTTCGGCGTGCAAAGCACATTCACCCCAACATTCGGTGCACTGCAAGCACTCGATGGCATTCAAAACAACGCGATTGCGTTCAGCGTCAAGGCAAATGACGTTCCGGTCGCCGTGGGTACTTACAACACTGACCCTAATGTTGCGTTTGGCACTGGCACCAGCAACTCTAACCGCTTCGGGCCAATGAAAGAGATCGTATACAGTGACATTGATGTACCGTACGACTTCAACTGGAGCTTCAACGAAGGCATCGATCAGTTCACCGTCAATACCGACTTGAACTCTGCTGTTGCCGACCGCCTTAATTTACAAGCACAAGCCAAGACCCGCCTGTTCAACAGCAAGCTCGGAGCATATCTTGTCGCAAGCGCAGCGGCTGACCTTGGTGCGGTTACTGATGTTAACAAGGTGTTCGAGGAAGCCTCCGAACGCTATACGGATCTCGAAGTCGTTGTTCCGGTTCGCGCATACGTTACTGCCGAAGTATACAACGCAATCATCGATCATCAGTTGGTAACCAGCTACAAAGGATCTGCTGTGAACATTGATGAAAACGGCATTGTTCGTTTCCGCGACATCGTTGTTACCAAGACGCCTACCCGTTACATGGCTGGTAAGGCCATCATCTTCTCGCCTGACAACATTGGCCGTGCGTTCACGGGTATCAATGTTGTTCGGACGATTCAATCCGAAAACTTTGCAGGTGTTGCCCTTCAGGGTGCCGGCAAAGCTGGCCAGTGGATCAGCGATGATAACCGTCAAGCCATCTTCACTGCTGGGACGTCTGCAACTACCACAACTTCGACTGTGGCGCCGACCACTACGACTACCACCTCACACGCTTAATTAATTGATCTAAGTCGCCTATCGAAATAGGACAGTACGGGAAACCGGGCGGCTGATTGGAGGACAGAATGAAGCTTATTTTGTGTCAACCCGCTATCAAGCGTTTTGAATGGGAGCTTGAAGTATGCCTAACCAATCTGCAAAGTGTCGGGTTTGACATGAAAGATGTCGTTCTGCTGTTCACTGTGCACGATTCTAAGGTTCCAGAAGCGATCGCTGAAAAATATGGTGTAGAAGTACACACCTACACAGACAAGCGTTCAGACAAGCAATATATCCCGTCTGTTAAGCCTTGGCTTTGGTGGCAATATCTTGCAGAAGACCCAGAACGTGAGAATGAAGATTATTTCTATTTTGATAGTGATGTCATTTTTCGTAAACGGCCAGACTTTCGCAAGCTGAAAGCAAAGCCTGATCGCTGGTTGTGCAGTAACACGCTTAGCTATATTAGCGTTGACTATATTAAGCAGTGTGAACACGGCGAAGAGATTCTGAAACACATGGCTGATATTGTCGGAGTTACGATTGAATCGCTTGAAACGATCAATCACAACTCTGGTGGTGCTCAATGGGTTATCAGTCACCCGTCAGCAGAATACTGGCGAAAGGTGTATGCCGACAGCAACCGACTGTGGCGATATTTGCAGACAGTTGATAGCAATATCCAGAAGTGGACTGCTGAAATGTGGGCTCAATTGTGGAATATGATGTACTTCAACATCGGGCCCGTAATCAGTGATGAACTCGACTTTTGCTGGGCTACTGATCCAGTCAAGTGGTGGAATGAAACCAAGATCATGCACAATGCTGGCGTGACGGTGAATGACAAACAGTTGTTATTCAAAGGCAAATATGTTAATCACACGCCATTCGAAGATGATTTGAGCTTCGTTGACAAGTCGAAGTGCTCATACAAGTATGTTCAAGCAGTAAAGGCGGTGAAATGATGGCAATTTTAGACGGCGTTAAATTACGCATCGGTTTGACAGATACAATGCAAGACGTCTTGCTGAATGAACTAATTGATGACGCAACAGCGCGAGTGTTGGCTTATATCAATCAAGACGGTATTGTCAATCAGACTGTGCCAGATGCAGTCGCATGGGTAATCAAGGACATTGTGGTGAAGATGTACAACCGCATTGGTGATGAAGGCAAGCAAAGCGGTACTGAAGGCAACGTATCCAACACGTGGGAAGCCATTGACTTGTCTAAGTATGCTGACGCCCTCGATGTATACCGTGAGTCATCGCAAAGCCGCCGTCCGGGGATGAGGTTTGTGTAATGAGATACAACAATCGAATCACACTCATCAGGAAATCACCACCTGCTAATCCGTTGCATGACAGGCCAACAGAAACGCGCGAGACGGTCACTTGCCTGACAATCCCAATCACCAGTGCGCAAGAACTATCTGTATATGGTCTTGTGAACACCATGGCCTACGAGATTCACGTAAAGAATCCCGTAATGCCTGTGAACGAAATCGAGCTTGATGGTGCCAAATGGACAATCAACAAGACGTTCGTGAACCGCAAGTCAACCGTGTTTATTGTGTCCGGAGGTGGTAGCAATGGCTAATACTAACGTCACATGGTCAGGGCTAGACAAGCTAATGGAAGAACTCGGCGCGACTGCTGGAGCAACAATTGAAGCCGCATCTTCAGCGATGAAGGTCACTACCGGTCAGGTACAAGCAACGGCAAAACAAATTGCACCGAAACGAACGGGGTTCATGGCAAACAACATCAGTGTTGAGCCAGTTAAGAAGACAGCTACATCTGTAACAGGAACTGTCAATGCCAAGGCCGACTATTCATCTTTTGTTGAGTTTGGGACTTACAAAATGTCGGCAGAACCATTCATTCGTCCGGCCGTTTCAGCAGCACAATCATTGTTCATTAAAACGACAATGGACAAATTGAAGGAGGCGGACACGTTCAAATGACACTTTCTCGATGGTACGAAGATGTGCAAGCTCAGTTGACCGCTGATGGCCTCAACCCTGTATTCGTTCAGCCTGACGCTAAGAGCACATTACCGCTAGTTTTTTTTAATGTTCACGTTGATTCCGACGTGTCATCTAAGACGGGGACACTATCGAGTGTTGGCCAGCAGATTGACATCTACGACAGCATCGACACGCCACCGGCTGAATGGGAAGACTACGTTCGCAAGGCTAAATGGTCGCTTAGTAAAGTGACACGGTGGCAATCGTTGACAGCAACCAATTCAATCGACACAAGCATGGGCGATAGCACACCATTACGCCGCTGCATGCTACTCATTACTCTAGAAGGAGATTATTAAAAATGGCAGTTATTAATAACGGCATCGAATTTGTGAAAGATACGCCCTATCGTGGTAAAGACGTTTGGTATTTTATCCAATCGACAGACCCTAAAGTAGCACCAATTGGCAGCCCTGCAATCTTGCCGGCTCACCAAGAATCAGGTGATACAAGCATCGAAGGTGATTCGCTTGATGAACAAACTAAGATGGGTCGTATTATTGCAGCGTCAACCAACGAAGATAGCATTGAACTGACAACGTACATGGTTCCGGGCGATAAATCGCATGAAATCATCATTGACGCCAAGCACGAAGGCCGTCAAGTGAAGGTGTGGCGTGTCATTGTTGACCCACGTCTGGCCGTTGTAGAAGACGACCACAAGGCTTATCCAGCAATGTTTGGGTACGGTGTTGTTGACAGTGCCGATATTTCAGACGAAGACAGTTTCTCCGAGATTGACTTCACTCTTAACATCATCGGCAAACTCGCTGACAAGAACGAAGACGGCACACCGGGCACTTTCCCACTTTCCGATGATCAAGTTAAAATGCTCGATCAACTCTACGCATTCGAACGTCCAGGCGAAAAAGCGGGCGAGTTTGCTGACGGCAGTGTTACTACAACCACTACCACTTCTCACGCTTAATTAGTCGCACACAGAGACGAGTAGGCTACGGCCGATCTGAGACGACAATCCAGGAGGATATTCATGTTAGAAATTCAAGTAAAGAACGAAAAAGTCGAATTAAAGTTTAATTTTAAGGCACTATTTCGAGCTAACAAATTATTTAGTTCACAGCCAAACGCAAATGATGGTGCAAGTAGCATTTGGTTAGGTTTTGTAACTGGTGATGTGACAGCATTATTTAATGCAATTAAGGCGATGTTGCCGGAAAAATACACTGATGCAGATATTATTTCTGCAATTGATGAACAGCCAGATCCTGATGCCTTTTATGATGAAGTAGTTGAGGAATTGCACAAGTCGGCTTTTTTCCGACGCGAGATGAAACAATGGCTGAAATTGAACGAGAAATACGGAATCTCGCTGATGGAAAAGAAAGACATGACGGCAGAGGAAAAGGGCAAGAAGGCACTGCTGAAAGATACCCTGGAAGAAGTCAAGAAGAGTCTCTCTTAACCGACTTTGCTCGTCACGGAATATATGATCCTGATATGCCTTTTCGATTATATTTTTGGGAGGCTCGTTCAGTCTTGGAAGGGTCTTTTTTGCGTGATGTCGATATGCGCCGCGATTTGATGGAACTTGCCGTCAATATCGCCAATGTCCAGAACGCTAAGAATCCTAAACGATCCGTTAAAACTGGATACAAGAATATTGATAAGGCCGAACAAAAGATAATCAATCGCAATGGCAATGGGACTGTAAGAAAGCCTGATGTAGAAATGATTAGGAAACTCAATGCCGCATTTGGAGGTGGTAGCTAATGGCAAACGTTGTCGCATCATTCACTGCTGATATTGGCGGATATCAGAGTGCAATGAAACAATTAAAAGGTGATACCGCAAGCGCCACAGATAGTGCTTCCAGTTCCGTTTTAGGTGGTGGGAAATCATTTCTTAAAATGGGAGCTTTGGCCGGAATTGGTGCCGGAGTTGTCACAAAAGCCTTGCAGACAATGGGATCTATGACAACATCAATTGTCAGCCGTTTCGATACACTAAACAACGCCAATCGTACTTTTAAAAATATGGGGTTCGCTACTACAGACACCAAAAAAGCGATGAGCGGCCTTAACGATTCAATCATGGGGCTTCCAACCAGTCTGGACCAAGCTGTTCAAGGAATGGAATTAATGGCTGCATCAACTGGTGACGTGCAAAAAGGACAAAAAGTGTTCAGTGCTGTCAATGATGCGGTATTAGGTTTTGGTGGTTCTTCAGCACAAGCGAGCTCTGCAGTTCAGCAATTATCGCAGGACTTGTCGAGTGGCACAATTACTGCAGCAACTTGGAATTCAATGATTAATGACGGCATGGGTCCCGCCCTAAAAGCATTAGCAAAGTCAATGGGAATGACTTCCGGACAACTGAAAGACGCTCTGTCGAACGGAAAAGTTAGTGCTGATCAATTTTCTGAAGCATTGATCAACATGGATAAAAATGGTGGCGGTGGAATGCAGTCACTTCACAAGATTGCCCTTGATTCTACAGCTGGTATTTCATCATCTTTTGCAAACTTAAAGACTGCCGTTGTGCGCGGGTCTGCAAACATGTTGACGGTGGTTGATAATTTCATTAAATCTGTTACCGGAACTAACATTTCGGGATGGATAAAACAAGCAGCAAGTGCAGTCACTGCAGGAATGGCGATTGCCTCTCAAGCAATCAAGTCATTTACGCCAGTAGCAAAGTCTATTTTTAATACTTTGAAATCAATTGTTGCTTGGGTAGGACAAAATAAAGATTGGCTCTTGCCGTTAGTGGCATCAGTATCAGCATTTAAAAGTGTCATTACGGTGGTTGGCATTGCAAAAAGCGCATTTTCTGCTTTTGGAAACGCGTTGGAAGTAGGCGGGCTTCTCGCCAGAATTGTATCTGGTAGCAAGGACGCTGCGGCAGGACTTAGCTTAATGGCTCAGAATAGTAAGCTTGCTGCGGCGGCACAAAAGGTTCTTCAAGCCGTTTCAGCAGTAAATCCATGGGTACTACTAGTTGCTGCTATTGCTGCAGTCGTTGCGGGGCTTGCATACTTTTTCACCAAAACAAAAACGGGCCAAAAGATCTGGTCTGAGTTTGTTTCGGGGCTCAAGAGTATGTGGAATGGTCTGGCTTCATTCTTCAGCGGGTTGTGGAACGGTATAACTCAAACTTTCAGTAATGCCGCTAAGGGAGTTCAAAACGGTTGGAATTCAGTGACTACATTCTTCAGCAATTTATGGACTGGCATTGTTAATGGTGCCACGAGTGCTTGGAATGGGCTAACATCATTTCTTTCTGGAATCTGGAATGGCATTGTCAATATTGCCACTTCTGTTTGGGGAGGAATCAGCTCATTTTTCTCGGGACTATGGCAAGGAATTGTGTCTGTCGCTACTGGGATTTGGAACACGTTTGGGCCTGCTTTAACGACAATTTGGCAAGGAATTGTATCAATTGCCACTGGTGTTTGGAACATGTTAAAGGCTGTCATTATGGGGCCTATTCTGATCGTGCTAGATTTTCTTACGGGAAGTTGGACACAGATGGGAGCAGACCTTCAACTTATCTGGAACAGTATTGTTGACGCTGCGGGCCAGATTTGGAATGGGCTTGTCACATACTTCTCTGGGGTATGGAATTTGATTACAACGTATGCTCAAACAGCTTGGAATCTATTCACATCTGTTATCGAAGCGGTATGGAACGGCATCGTTTCAGGGGCTTCTGCAATCTGGAATGCGCTTGGTTCTTTCTTCAGCGGATTATGGAACGGCATTGTCTCTACGGCCGAATCCATTTGGAATAGCATCGTTTCATTTCTATCTGGTTTGTGGAATGGCACCGTGAGCACAGCCCAAAACATTTGGAACGCTTTACCAGGGTTCTTTTCGGGACTGTGGAATGGCATTACTTCATTCTTCTCGTCTGCATGGAATAACATCAAGTCAACCGTAATAAATGCTGCTACCAATATCGTCAATGGAGCTAGGAATATTTGGAATGGGTTCACTAATATTGTTTCAAATGTCGTTAGCGGCATCAAGAATGGCTTCAATGCATTAATGCACTTCAATTTGCTAGATGCTGGACGTGCTATCATGGACAGCTTCTTTAGCGGCTTGAAGGCAGCATGGGGTAAGGTTCAAGATTTTGTTGGAGGAATTGCTTCTTGGATTCGCCAGCACAAGGGACCTATTAGCTATGATGCTCGTCTCTTGATCCCTGCTGGTAATGCAATCATGGGTGGCTTGAATCAAGGACTGCAAAAATCATTCGGAGCTGTTCAAAAGACGGTTTCAGGTATGGCGAGTGATATTTCTGCCAACATGTCGGCCAATATCAACGGATTGTCCATGGCCGGCACGCAATTCAGCTCTGGAGACGTCACACAGTCGATTGATGCCAGCGAACGGATTACACCAAAAATCTACGTTCAAAACAACGTTGATAAGAACGGAATTAATAGCATGGTCAAGGAAGCAGACGCTAATGACGCTGCTGTTGGCAGCTACTTCCGACCGATTGGAGGGTAGTATATGGATTTACTTATAGAAAAGCTGGATGGTAGCCGATACTACCTAAGCCAATACAAGGTGTTGATTACCGAATTTGAGGAATCAGCACCGTCAGTCACTCGAAACAACATGCAACTCGATCAGCGGAACGGCAATATTGATTTCGGCGGTTGGCAAACAGGCAAGACAATCAACATTACTGGTTATTACCGTGCTGACGACATGGACGAGGAAGAAGTACTTCGTGAGAAGCTTTATGCGCTGCTTTCCGATCCTGACGGTTATTACATCACGCAACTAAAAACAACGCATGAGACGGCCGTTGAGAGACCAGGAGAGACATCTGGCGGTTACTATGATAAGTTGAAAGATTATCCGTCACACAAGCGGTTCTTAGTCTACACGGAAGCACCTGAGTTGGAACTGGTTGGCAACGTTGGCGGGACACTATTGTACAAGATAACGGCTGAGTTCAAAACGATTAAATTGCCATACGGTGAAAGCGTGCAACAGGATTTATATGTTAAGCCGAATGTGCCTTATTACGGTCGGAATTTGATCATTCGAACTGGCGAAATTGTAAACACTATGATTGGAGCTGATGGCAGTTTACAAGCGTGGGGTTCGGCATCAGTAATGCATGATAAAATTACGGTCACAGCCGGCGAAAAGTTGACTTTTCACCAAGAGCAACCTGTGGATGCCGCATACTGCTTCCGATATAACTGGTATGATACCGACGGCACATATCTATCACGTGTTGCACATCCGGAAAATGCTATTTTTACGGTCACAGTACCGGAAAATGCTGCCGCTTTATGGGTATCATATCCTAATGTAGGCCGAGTAAAAGTAGAGCGTGGAACCACAGCTACCCCATGGTCACCAGCACCAGAAGATTCTGAATACAATAGCTGGCGCTATGGTCTAAATGGTAATGTATCAATTCCATATTCAGGAACTGTTCCATGCAATCAGCTTGAACAACAATTTGCCATCGAACTGACAGCAATGGGAGGGGCATCTTCATTGTCTTTCAAAATTGATGACACCGAATTGACATACAGCGGTGCTGTTGCTGATGGTGATGTGTTTATGTTTAGCGGATTTAGCTATACACAAAATGGGCTAAGCATCGTCAGCAAGACGAACAAAGCCTATTTTATTTTGCAACCGGACAAGCCGAACCGAATCACTTGCAACGTGCCTGGCACCGTCAAAATACTTGGTTTCCAAAATCTGTACGCGTAGGAGGCGTGATTATTGATTACATTCACAGACGTTGAGAATAATGAATATCAAGCCCAGTGCGAAATTGAGAAAACCGATGCGGTGAATGGCGAGAAATCATTATCCGGTACAATCTATTTTGGCCAAGAAGTTAAGGCGAACATCGCCAAAGGCTGGACGCTCTCTTTTCTTGGTGAGGAATATGTTGTTGTCACATACACGAAGAATGATAAAGATAATACCGTTGCATTCAGCGCCGTTCAGGCATTATTCTATAAAATGAGTAAGACCGGTTTCTACGAGACTTGGAACGGATCTCACTCGTTCACAAGCTATCTTGACGCGCTATTTTCGGGCACTGGTTACACGTATGACAACACAGCATCGGTTGCAGCTTTTGAGAAACAAGATTGGGGCATGAGTGACCGTCTGTCGTTGTTCAATGACATCATCGATCAAGCAAACGTTGAGTTCTACGTTGATGGTTCAGTGGTTCATGTCGTGCCAGCAATGGGATCAGATCTATCAACCATTGTTCGGAAGAAGTTCAACCTTGATACAGCAGAAATTCAAACGGATAACACTAATTTTGCCACCTATGGACGCGGATATGGCGCATATAGCAACCATGATGACACCACAAGTAAGCGCTTAGAAGTTGAGTACAAGTCACCGCTGTATGATTATTATTATCCCAAGTTTGGCGCAATTGAAGCCGTTCCGGTTGCTGATGAGCGTTACACGATTGCTGACAACCTGTTGGCCGCTGTGCAAGAAAAAGTAGATAAGAGCTGGGCGATCTCGCTCGCCCTTAATCTTGTTGACTTGCAATCTGTTGGCTACAAATACGCGATGGCAAACCCTGGTGACTATATCACGGTAATTGATGAGAACATTAACTTTAGTGACAAGGTTCGGATCATTAAAATAACTAGTGATTACGATATTCGCGGCACACGTACCAAAACGGAAGTTGAATGCGGTAGCCTGTCATTCGCTGAACAGCAGAAGACATCACAATCTACACTATCCAACGTGGCTGCTGGCAAGATCCCAGTTCCCAACGAATGGCTAACGTCGCAAGTGCAGTTGGCTACTAACAGCTTGCTTGATGCTAGGACGGAGCTTAGTTTTACTGACCAAGGTATCATTGCGGTTGACAAGTCAGATGCTAATAAAGTTGTGATCCTTAACAGCGCTGGCGTTGGCGTGTCCACTGACGGTGGCAAGACATTTAAGTCTGCGATTACTGCCGATGGTGTGGTTGCAGATAGGCTATACGGAAATCTGATTGAAGGGGTAGCCTTTAGGACATCAAACAGTAACGGATTCAATATGACCATCCAACATGGGAGCATTGACTTCTCAGATACCAACGGCACCGCGTATGGTTCTCTTAGTTCAACCGTTGATGCCGGCACAGGAAATCCGAACGGGGTCGCACTATCAAATGCTCCTGGTAAAATTTTGAGCCTTAACCAGGGTGCTGCTGATGGTAAAAGTGTGCCTGTTTTTCAAATTACCGCTGAGTCAACGTCAAGCAAACCTGTGTATAATCTGCTTGGGCATCTTAAGAGTCACTTGAAGTTTAACATCGGCGCAGGCGCCTGGATAATGAATAATGGAAAAATCGAATTCTCGGCTGATGACACAAACAATCAATTCGAAGTTAATCCGAATGGTGCCGCCGTGTTAGGAAATTTCACGGTCTATAATGGTACGAAAAACGCCGCACAAATCACGCGTAACGGCATCCGTGCCACGCCAGCATATGAAACTGCTGAAAACTATGTGGGCGATATTGGTGAAAACAAGACCGGACAATATAACACCGTGAAAATTGATATTGATCCGCTAGTATATGATATGGTCAACACGGAGATAGGTTATCAAGTCTTCGTCACACCATACAGTTCGGCACGTGTGTGGGTCTCACAGCGCGCTGACATGAGCTTTGTTGTTGAGTCTGATACACCAAACGCACCATTCGGCTGGGAGCTCAAAGCCCACCGTCGCGGATATGAAAGTCAGCGTTTGGTGGACACTGGCAAGACTTACGAAGATTTGAAAAAAATGGAGGGATTGATACCAGATGGCAATCAGAACGTACAAAGTAACTCTTGATTCAAAGAACACCATTGCGCCAGAACCTGTATTTTTGCGTCAGGGTGATAAAACGGGTGCCGTGGTGATTGATGCCACATTGATGGACAACGGTGCCCCTGTCTCTCTTGACGGTCTAACACCAATGTTCAAAGCGAACACTGCTGATGGGCAAGCGGTAATTGCTGATAGTACCGGATTCACGGTGACTGATTCTGCCAATGGAAAGTTCACCTATCAAGTCCCAAATGCACTATCTTCTGTTCCTGGAAAAATTGCAACAGCCTATTTCAGTTTCTCTGATTCTTCCGGTTCAGAATCGACGTTTGATGTGGCTTTTGTCGTCAAGATGGCTGTTGACATAACTCAGAAGCAAGCCGAAGACTACATCACAATTATTGATGGTACGCTAAAAAGCCTCAGTGACAAAATCGATGCAATGAATAGCGACATTCAGACGATTCTTAATGCATATAATCAGGGAGATTTCTACAATAAATCAGAGACTGACAGCAGAGATGCTTCAACGCTTGCTTCCGCAAAAAGTTATGCCGATTTAGGCGATAGTGCAACATTAACCGGAGCTAATAGCTACGCTGACAACATCAATAACATCCTAACTCAAAAAATAAACGATTTTTCCAAAGTGTACACACGAAAGATTACATCAAGTGACATTATCGATAGTGCAGGCATCTCTAATACCGATGGTATTTTTGTTAGAATCGGAAACTGTGTAAGCCTTAGTTTTCACGGCGTCGCTGGTGCGCCTTTGGCTGGGACAGATGCGCAACAAATTTTAAATATCCCAAGTGGATACCGTCCGTCGTTTGGCATTGCTGGACAATTTGCCCTTACAATAGCGGAAAGCGTTACCGCCATAAATTCTCAGAGAGGCTTCATCGGTGGGGAAAATTACACGGTTTACTGGAGAGTCGCACAGGGAAGCGCGTATCTTTCCGGAACTTGGGTTACACTCGATGCCGCCCCATCATAATATTAAAAAATGAGGAGTACAAACGAATTACCGGTAACGACTACGCCGCTGGGGCAAACGCCTAGCGCTTTTTGTGGAAGGAAGTGAGAAAGTGACATTTTTTGGATACACGATTGGTGACTGGGCGGAATTCGTATCGATCGTAGGGGTGGGTGTAAGTGCGGGCAGCTGGCTGTTCAAAAAGATTGCCTTGGATCCGTTACGCTCTGATATTCAAGTGCTTTCAGAGACAATTAATCGTCAGCTAAAACTGCACGAACAATCGCTGGCAGACTTGAGACAACACTTGAGGACACACGATGACGAGCTTGGCAGTCACTCTGTTAGGATTACTCGATTGGAAGAGCATACAGGTATCAAAGGAGATAATGATGATGAAGATTAACTGGAAAGTGCGTTTATTGAGTGTCAAGTTTTGGCTGGCCTTAGTGCCGGCTATTTTATTGCTTGCGCAAGCTGTGGCTGCGCCGTTTGGATACAAGTGGGACTTTGCCAACCTAGGCACGCAACTGACCGGCATCGTCAATGCGGTATTCGCGGTGCTGTCAATTCTTGGTGTGGTCACCGATCCGACTACTGCCGGCGTGACTGACAGTGCCCAGGCACTGACTTACACCACACCTAAGAAGGAGGACAAGTAAAATGGTCTTAAACGGTATTGACATCGCCAGCTATCAATCTGGCATGAACACCGGCACCATCAGTGCGGATTTCATCATCTTGAAGGCTACGGAGGGTACCGGCTACATTAACCCGACATGGCGCAGCCAAGCCGATAAGGCTCTGGCGGCGGGCAAGAAGATTGGCTTCTACCACTTCCAGCGCGGCGGCAATCCGGTAGCAGAGGCTGACTACTTCGTGAAGACGGTCAAGCCGTACATTGGTCGTGCTATTCTCGTACTGGACTATGAAGCGTCAGACGCGCCCGGCACCGGTGGTGCTAAGCAGTGGCTCGATCGCGTTTACGCGACTACAGGCGTGCGGCCGCTGATCTACACCAGTACCAGCTGGGAGAACAGCCGTGACTTCTCTGCCATTGCTGCTGCCAATTATGGCTTATGGATCGCGCAGTATAACAACTACAACGTAGTCAGTGGCTACCAGCCCCGAGACCTCTATGGGCACGTAAATCACTGGAAGAATATCGCGATGTTCCAATATACGTCGAGTGGCCGCTTAGGTGGCTGGGGTGGTAACCTCGACTTTGACGTCTTTTATGGCGATCGCGCCGCGTGGTACCGGTATGCTGCGGTCAACGGCAAAGTGGCGGCACCAGTTGCTAAGCCAGCAGTCACCAAGGGCGTGCACTTCCGCGTGCCGAACGGCTTTACACCAGAGTCAGGTACATTTGTGAACGGCAACACAGAAATCATGACACGACTGCATACAGCCTCTGTTCACGACAAAGAGGGCGGCTACCTGCCGTCACACGGTACATTCGCCTACGACAGCAAAAAGCGGATTGGCGATATCATGTGGGTCCACCACATGTTCGGCGACAACGACGTCTACTTGCCGACTGGCGACAAATATGGTGCGTGGGGCACGACTCGCAAGCGGTAAAGGTCATCAAAACTCATCGTGGCTCATCATTGCCTCACTCTGCTAACGCGGGGTGGGGCTTTTTGTGTGCGGTCCAAAATGGGTGAATGAATCATATACGCAAAATGGGTGTTTACTTCAAACACCCAAAGCTGTACTATCAATATATAATGAAGGATTGGAAGTGAACACATTGGGTATTGAAGAAATAGTAAGCTCTGGTCACTTAGAGATTGGTGAAATCAGTTTGTATTGTTTTGTGACAAAAACTGGCAAAAGGCTTATCACCGCAAGCGATGTTTTTAGGGCAGTTGGCAGAACTCGACGAGGCGAAAGTCGAGTCGAAGGATATCCACCGTTCATAGGTGCGCGAAATATTGTTCCTTTCATTGATGATGACTTTCGTGGTCTAATGCAGCCGGTTAAATACAGAGCTACTAACGGAAAAATTTCTGAAGCGTACGATGCGACTGTAATACCGCGTGTAGCAGATCTATACATTGAAGCACACGATCGAGGTGTGTTGTCGCAAGCACAAGAAGCCGTTTATGAACGTTCATTAGTGATTATTAGGTCTTTGGCAAAAGTCGGAATTGCCGCGTTGGTTGATGAAGCTACCGGTTATCAATATAATCGAGAAGCCCAGGCGCTACAGAAATTACTAAGCGCATATATTTCTGAAGACCTGTTAAAATGGCAGGCACATTTCCCGCGAGAATTTTATGAAGAAATATATCGACTGTACGGAATATCTGATAAATTTGACCCTATGAATACAAAGCACCCACAATGGATCGGTTCGTTCACAAATAAGTATGTCTACGGAGTATTTCCAAATGAAGTTATGGACGAAATACGAAAACGAAATCCTTTAAAAATGTCTGCGAAGAAAGTCGTATATCGCGGGCATAAACACTTTCAGCACTTAACTGAAAGTGTTGGCTTACCACAGTTGGACAAGCATCTGTCGAAATTAATAGGTGTAATGATGTTGTCTAATAATATGAATGATTTCAATACCAATTTCGTCAAGGTCTTTGCTAATGAGCTTGAACGTAAAAGCGTACAGGATGACATAAAAAATGGCTTGGTACCATTGATATTTGATTAA